AATTCGCAGACGCAACCAAAAATTTGTAGCCGTTGGATGCCATTATGACGTGGAAGAATGGCTACAACCAGACTGGATTTATGAGCCACATTCTGGCTCATTTCGATGGGAGGGTCTTCGGCAACGCCCACCAGTTCAACTCTCAATTTTTCGAGCAAACTATGAGGCGTGGAACACATTCAGTCGCCATCACTATTTGACCGCCGACCTAAACAAATCAGCCCAAGTTTATGTTGCTTGTATCGAAGGACAACCAGCCGCTTTGATTGCCATTTTGCCATTGGTTCACGGCAAAGTAAAAAATGCCAAACGAATCAGCCGAATTGTCGTATTGCCTGATTTTCAAGGCATCGGATTAGCAACGAAATTTATGGATGCATTATGTGCCGCGTTGAAAGCCCAAGGGTTTGACACTTACATAACCACCAGCCATCCAGCATTGATTCGTTCGCTAAACGTTTCATCCAAATGGTCGGTGAATCGTAAGCCGTCACGCGTTGCCAAAGTTGGTCCAAATTCACAGCGTGGATTGGTTTCATCTGGTGCTCGTGTCACGGCAGGATTCAAATTTGCTGGTGAGCCAAACAATGCTTTATTATCCGTATTAGCCCCGAAGAAATAAAATGCCAGCTGGAAGACCATCGAAACCGATTGAACAAAAGCGAATGCTTGGCAACCCAGGCAAACGACCTTTGCCAAATCAAAATGAAATTGTTTTGATTGACGGCGTTGCACAAATACCCGAACCATCACGCCCATTGTTGAAATACGGACGTGAATTTTGGGACAAGATTTGGTCAATGGGCAGCACGTGGATTTCTGCCAAATCAGATTCGGAATTGTTGCTGATGACTTGCGAAATGATTGACGAACGCTGGAATCTTCGTGTGAAAGTTATGCAAACAGATGAGCCTCGTTTGAGGCGAGGTTTGAGAGAATTAGACAGACAAATCGTTTCCAATTTGTCGTTGCTTGGATTTACGCCAAGCGATAGAAGTCGCTTGGGTATTGCCGAAGTAAAAGCGGTTTCTAAATTGGAAGAACTAAAGCTAAGAAAGGCTCAAATTGTGGCCACCACAATGGCTGACACCAGTTCCGCCGAATCTGCTTGAATCAGGTCAAGGTGACCTTGTAATTGATTTTGCCGAAAATTTTGGCGTAGTTACCAAAGATTCGGTTGCTGGTCTTGTCGGTGACAAATTGCACTTGCGTGATTGGCAAAAAGACTTGATTCGTCACGTATTTGCTGGACAAGATGGTTTGTATCGCCACGCCATAAATCTGATTTTGATGCCACGTAAAAACGGCAAATCGGCACTTGGTTCTATTTTTGGACTTTATTCGCTAATCCTTGGCGTTCGCGGTGCCGAAGTTTATTCCGTTGCTGCCGAAAAAGAACAAGCACGAATTGTTTTTCAAGATGCCAAACGAATGATTGAAGCAAGCGAAGAACTAAGCAAAATCACCCGTTTGTATCGCGATGCAATTGAATTGCCGTCCGAAGGTTCTGTTTATCGCGTATTGTCTGCCGAAGCTTATTCCAAAGAAGGTTTGAATCCATCCGCCGTTATTTTCGATGAGCTTCACGCCCAGCCAAATCGTGAATTGTTTGACGTTATGTCTTTGGCTATGGGTGCTCGTGGGCGACTTGCCACGCTAATCGCCATCACAACTCCGGGTGTTCGAACCGATTCCACGGGACAAGATTCAATTGCTTACAGCCTTTATCAATACGGACAAAAAGTTGCACGCGGCGAAATTGATGACCCAACATTTTTTATGGCATCTTGGGAAGCACCGATTGAAGCCGACCACCGCAAACCACAAACGTGGCAAATAGCAAATCCCGGATACGGGGACATTTGTTCCGCCGAAGATTTTGAATCCGCCGTAAAACGAACACCAGAACCCGAATTCAGAACCAAACGTTGCGGACAATGGGTATCGTCTGCCGTATCGTGGTTGCCAACTGGTTCTTGGGAAGCCTGTGAAGCACCGCTTGATTTGACAGACAAAGAATACATAATCGGATTTGACGGGTCATTTTCAGGTGACAGCACCGTTTTGATTGGTGCAACATTGGAATCCGAACCGCAAGTGTTTATGATTCAAGCTTGGGAAAAAGACCTAAACATTCACGATGACACGTGGAGAGTGGACATCATTCAGGTGGAAAACAAAATTCGTGAATTCGTGGCTGCCAATCCCAAAGTCAAAGAAATTGTCTGTGACCCGTATCGTTGGCAAAGGTCAATGCAAGTTTTAGCCGAAGAAGGCTACCCAATTGTGGAATACCCATCCACAAACGCCAAAAGAATGGTGACCGCGTGTGCCAAGTTTTTTGATGCCGTAGTGGAAAAACGGCTCAAACACGATGGCAATCCGTTATTGGCTCGTCATTTGTCCAACGCAGTAATCAAAACCGACAATTTAGGAATCCGCATTGTGAAAGAAAACAGAAATTCATCTCGGCGAATTGACGCCGCCGTTGCCGCAATTATTGCGGTTGATAGAGCGTTGCAAGTTAGAATAGAACCCGAACAACAAGTGCCGGGTGTGTATGTCTTCTAAGGTTGCTAGTATCGCTCAAATCGCTGGGGCTATTGCCATCAGTATCGGTGTTGGGCTTATTTTCGTCCCTGCTGGAATCATTATCGCTGGCGTGTTTTCCGTTTTATTCGGAATTGCAATTGAAAGACGCTAATGCTAAATAATCTTTTTGAACGCCGAGCCGTAACGCCAAACACATTGTGGGGTGCTGGATTAGATTCAGCATTGCTAAATAATTCAGGCACATTTATTGACGAAGACAACGTTTATAAGTTGGCTGGCGTATCGTCTGCTATTTCGCTAATCGCTGGAACAATTTCAACGTTGCCAATGGATGCTTGGGTTCGCCGTGACGGACAAAAATTGCTAATGCGTCCAAAACCAGATTGGGTCAATCGTCCAGACGTTTCATTCGTGGATAGAACGCCGTTTATTAGTTCAATCATTGCCAGTTTGATGCTGGATGGAAATGCATTCGTCAGGATTTTCCGCGATGAAGAAGGTTTGCCAATCAATTTGACCGTGTTGAATCCAACACAAGTCAAAGTTGTTCGCAATGGCGTTGGACGTGTTTTGTTCGAATACGAACCAGACCAAAAGAAATACACATCGGATGAAATTTTGCACATCGTGGAATCCGTTATGCGTCCGGGTCAAATTCGTGGAGTGTCACGCGTTGAGGAAATGAAAGATGCTCTTGGACTTGGATTGGCTTTGGATTCGTATGCACAGCGATTCTTTGGACAAGGCACATCGGGCAATTACGCATTGGTTACACAGCAATCGTTGACCGAAGACCAAGCAAAAGTTTTGGCTAAATCAATTGATTCATCTCACGGAGGTTGGAGAAAAGCACACAAAACTTTGGTGTTGCATTCTGGTATTGACATCAAAGACATTGGAGTAAATCCAGAACAAACTCAGTTGCTTGATTCAAGAAGAATGTTCATCGAAGACCTTTGCCGTATTTGGAACATCCCAAGTCATATGATGAATTTGCCAGGAACCAACACTTACAGCAGCGTAGAAGCAACACAAATTGAATTCGTTACCCACACGCTTCGTCCATACGTGGCGATTATTGAAAACGCTTTGTCTTCGTTATTGCAGATTTATCCAAACGGGCAAGGTGCATTTGTCGAATTCAATATGAATTCATTGCTTCGCGGTGACGTTCAATCTCGATTCGCTGCTTATTCGCAAGGTATTCAAGCTGGAATTTTGACTTCAAACGATGCACGTGTTGCAGAAGGTCTTTCCAAAATTGATGGCGGTGACGTGTTGCGTGTTCCATTGGCAAACGTCAATATTGATGCTGCCGATTTGTCTGCAACAGACCGCCGTGTATTGATGGCACAGCGTTTGATTGTTGCTGGTTTTGACCCAGCGGAAACACTTGCCGCGATGGGCTTGCCACCCATTCAGCACACAGGTGTTCCAAGCGTTCAATTGCAAGGCGTGGCACAAATCAATCCAGAAAACCCACAAGCTGTTTATACGGAGAACTAAATGTCACTAATCGCCGCACACTATTCAATTGGAACCGTTGCCGCACTTGTTGTCCCAACAAGCGACAGAATTCAGCAAGTAACGCTTCACAATCACGAACATTCCAGCAATCACGACATCTACGTAAATGGTCCGGGTGTCACAATCAATAATGGATTGCACTTGCCAGACACAGAAACAATTCAATTCAATGTTGCAGCAGGTGATTCAATTTGGGCGATTTCGGACACAACTGGAAACGCGTTGCACGTTTTGATAAGCAGGTTGTAATTGCCTTATTTTATTTCTGATTCAAATCCAGATTGCAACGGTTGGGCTGTCGAAAAAGAAGACGGCGAGGTTATTGGTTGTCACGTGACCAAACAAGACGCGATTGACCAAATGGTTGCGGTATCAATTGCCGAAGAAATGACACCTGGTGGCGAACGTGCTAGACGTGCAGACGTTGCCGATTTGGAAATTGGAATGTATGTTCGCTGGATTGAGGGCGATGACGTTCGTGTTGGCGAAATTTATGCAATACGCGGCAATGAATTGGAAGTCAAACTTTATGATGAAGAAGATGGCGTATGGATGGAAACTGAAACAATTGTTTTGGTGGATGCGTCACGCGTTGAAATAATAACCG